CCTTCAGGCTCTACTGTGAACTCTGGTTTATCTGCCATTGTTCCGTCTGGTTTGATGTAGTACCAGCCTTGACCTGCTCTGACAAATTCATTAGATACCATGTTTCCATCCTTACTATCAAGGTAGTACCATGTATCCTTATACTTGACCCAGCCCGTCTTCATGGCACCTTCTACATCGAAATAGTACCACTTCTCAGCGATTTTCTTCCAGCCTGTAGCCATCTCGCCTGATTGGTCAAAATAGTACCAGTTACCGTCAGAGTGCTTCTTCCAGCGGTCTGCAAGCATGTAGCCTGAACCGTCGAAGTAATACCAGGTTCCGTTGATTTTCTCAAACTTATCTTTAGGATAAGAGCCGTCTGAGCGTACATACCAGTAGCCTGTATCATTTTTCTGCCAGCCTGTTTCAGCGCCTAGGCCGTTCTCAATATCTCGCTTAAACTGTTCACGGCTAACGCCCCATTTAGCAAGATAGGGATACGGGTCAACGTGGTCGCTACTGTTATCAGGCTGGTTATTGGTGCAGTATTCATGCGTTTTGATACCCTCCAAGTCGTCTGTATCAAGAGTTTTTGGCAAACCTGCTTCATCTGCTAGATTTCGTAGCAATTCGATATAAAGACGATAGTCTGTCATGAACTCTTCTTTAGTTGAATGGCTTTCAATCAATTCAACTGCTGCATAGGTCTCAGCATTCCAGCCGCCTCCAACGTCGTATGATCCGTTGTTTACAGGGCCTACCTGCATAACACGACCATTACCAACGACATGAGAAAAGAACCCGAGTTCAGGGTCCTTTCTGTAGTGATAATCGGCTTCGTTTTGAACAGTTGAGTTACGGTTTCCTGTTGAGTGAGCATGAACTTGACGGAAAGGCTCAAAACCTACAATCGGCAAGTCTGTACGTAGTCTACTTGTATCAATATCCATTATTACTCCTCACTTGGTTTCTTGTATTCTAGCGCTCGTGTGCTGTCTGTAATTCCACTTGTTGTTGGGTCATTGACCAGACCGATAGCAGTCAAGAACACGAAGACTGCATTAACAAGCAAAATCAGCTTGTTGCCGATATCACCCAAATCTAGATGATATCCAAAGACTGCTGCACCAGCTTGCAAGACAAGCAAGAAGGCTGGTATTGCAGTCAGCCAAAAAAATTTATTTTGTAATCGTAGTTTCCAGTTAATCATATTGTTTTTCCTTTCTACCTTAAAAATTTAATTTTTTTTGCGTTTTTTGTGTATTTTTCTATTTTTTCCCCTATTGAGTCATCTCCGACGAATGCTATTTCAAAATATTTTCCCTCATTGTAAAGGTAAGATATTTCCGGTAATGAAAGAGGTGGTTTATCGTCGGCTTGCATAGATTTTATTTGTTTATAATCAAAATTGTTAGGTGTGATTACAGTATTTTTTAGAGAAAAAGATATAGTAGCTTTAAAACCGGAAGAACCACTTGGTTCTATTGTTAATAAAATTTCTCCTCCACCACTCCACACCAACCTATCGCCAATATACCGCTTAACAATCTCCTGATTGCCTAACATTATCCTTATTCTATCTTTCATAACTACACCTGCTTAAAGATATCATAAATCGTGTTAGGGTCTTTGGTTGGAAGAGCATCGTACTGCGCTTGTGTTCCTGCCCAATACTTCAGTGCTTGTTGTCCCTGTTGGTTGATGATGTTCTGACCAGGCGCACCGTCTGCACCTCTGGGGCCATCGTTTACGTTATCTAAATGAGCGAACCCAGATGCCTTAAGACCTCTGTAGCTCACTTCAATACGGACTTCGAACCAACCACCAGAGCGCTGGGTAGCACTCCAGGTTCCAAATTTCCCAGCTGGATCGGGAGTCTGATTTCTCAACACCCCCCAGTTGTTATTTCCAAAGCCACGGTAGTAGTAATCAAGAGTATAACCACTCGTGACTGCTTCGCCATCATAGAATACATCCGCAAACAGGTTTAACTGACTAGTCGCGCCATTTCTATAAGACCCTTCGATACGGACATTGGCACTTAAACTATGACCATTCTCACCCTTCAAGCTATTCCGTTGAGTCGGTGTCAGTGTGTCAAATGATGGCCGGCTTTCTAAAGCTGAAATCTTTTGTTTCAACTCAGTATCATTGTAAGTTGAATACAAGTGTCTTGAGCCAATCTTTCTCACAGAAATACCTTGAGCGCTAATGCCTGTTACAATCCAGTAGCCTTCATTTGCTCCTTCAGAGTTGTTATTAAAGCTTTGAATTACATCTCCAAATTTGATACCTATTGGATTCATTAAAGAATTGATTGGTATTGTCGCAGTAGCACCGACTTCGTTTCCGGCAATATCCGATTTTGAAATCCGATATTCTGAGCTTCTCAAAACAGTTGGAAGATTAACAGAACCACCATTTGTGAGACTCAGTCTGTTGCCTTCTAAGCTGAGAGTTTGATTCTCAGTAAGATAATGCTTTGCCTCCAGCTCATCTTTCGTAACATGTTGCTCTTTAATGCCCTTGATATCCTTACCAATTTCTGTTGCTAGACTTTCAAGGTTATTCATAGGCTTCACGCTTTCGCTTGATTATATGTCGCAACCAAATCAAGATTAGCAATCTGGTCAACGCGTCCGCTAACCTCTGTCACTTTTCCCAAAAGTGCGCCATTTTCATCCTGACCCATGTTCGTGATTTTATCCGCAATTTCTTTCAGCGTATCAAGGTTCTCAGGCGTTCCTTCGCCTAAAATTTCAGCCTTAACTTCCGTTTTAGCTTGAGTGACTGCCTGTGAGATAGCCTGCGTCATTGCTGAAGTTTCTACTTTAGTGCTGACGCTCTGCTTAACTTCCTTGATATCTGCTCCAACTGCTTGTGCGAATGCTGTTAATTTTGTAGTATTTTCCATTGTTTTATACCTTTCCTAAGTTGTAATAAAAAAGCAAGTCAGGGATTTCCTGACATGCTCCACCTTCACTTGCAGGTCTTTCTGCAAGCTGTTTTTTTACTTCTTTTTCTATGTCCAACTCCTTCAAAGTATAGACATCTTCCGTAACCAATTCTTTATCTGAGTCTTCAATTTCAATATAAGTATCTCTGTCGCTCGGGAAGATATACCCCCCAACCGAGATTTCCACTCGATATTTTCCACTTGGTAGAATACTATCTAAATTAAAATTGACAGAATGGCTAGTGACGGGAGCAGTTGTCTTCCACCTACGTAATCCCTTTGTTAGAGTAACAACCGCATCTTGACCCTCAAATAAGGTCATAACACGGTAATTCTCGTCTAACAATTCAAACCCAAAAGCAGAAGACAAATCCCCTTGTTTAATAAGGTCGCCACCATCAATTCGAGCCAAATTGGTTGTATTAACTCTGTGGTTGTTACAACCCATTATTGCCCTCCTTATCTTTAGCGAATAAACCGTCGTCCTTGAATGGCAACTTGCCAAAATTGTCATAGAGCCTATCGATGAACCCATTTCCACCTAAAGCCTTATAGCTTGAATACATGCTATCGACTATTGAACATTCGTCCTTGTTCGTGAAACCTCTACGAATGGCCCTGCGAATATCTCTATCAAGACGCATACGCATGATGACTTGATGTGCGTCATCATGCAGCTTCTGCTTGTCTTGAATTTGACTAATTTTCTTGTTGCTCTCACTAGCGGTAGTCTGGACATCTTCGATTTGTTTCTTGACATCTGAAACTTCAGAGATAATCTGCTCTGTCTGCTCTTTTGATTTTTTCGGTAGCTTGTACCCCAACCACGCTATGATGATTGGGGATAATACCGAAACAACATTCGTGAATAAATGCTCAACGTGTTGTAAGACGTCCATAAACACCTCTTTAGTTCGCCAAATCGCTCAAGCCAAGGCGTTCCAATTCTTTGCGTACACGGTCTTTAAAACGTTTATTGACAAATGAAAAGTCAATCGCTCCACGTTTTAGCAAGTTAATGTACATGTCGATTTTAGCTTGGTCTAATGTAATCTTACTCATTGTTGCTACCTCCATTGTTTTCACTAGCGCTCGCTTCGCTTGTCGGTGTAGGAATTTCATGTTCTGTCTCGCTTTCTGTTGGTTGTTCTACTGCTGGTGCAGGTTGTGTAGGCGCTTCTGCTACTGGTTGTTCAGTAGTTGGTTGCGGTTGCGCTGTTGCTGGTTCAGATACGACCACGTTAGGAACTCCGTTTGTAGCCACTTCTGTAGCCGGTTGAGGTTCTGGTTGAACTGGTGGAGTTACCGGAGCGGATTCAACAGAGTGTGTTTCTGCCTCAGCAACGTGTGGTGCTTCCTCGTGTCCCTCTGCTTCTTCCTCGTGCTCATGATCAATACCGTTGTGTTTCTCAAGTACTTCCAAGCGTGCAAAGATTTCTTCGATATCGTCAGTATTATGCAAGCTGACCTTCTGCATACCTTCCATAAGCTGGTTGGCTTGTTCAAGTGCTGCAGTTGTTTTAGCCAATTGTTCTTGGTTTTTGACAATGGCACTAGTAGGGTCTAACTCAGTGCGTAGAATCTCTTTGACTGCTTCAACGAGCATTTCGTCCGTATCACCCAGATGGTCACCCTCTAACTCACGAGTGAAAAAAGTGAACGGCTTGTCACATTGAATAGAGACTTCCGTCTTGCCAACTCTAAAAAATTTATTTACTAATACAAATTCCATGTTAAATTACCTCTTTCCTTTTTTAGAATAAAATTGAAAACGATTATTACGATTAGATAAAAAATAACTTTTATCTGACGGATTGTAAAACTCTATAGTAACTTTGTAGTAAGACCTGCTGTTCCAGCTATCAGTATAAATTTCCGCTGTCGCTGACTTGATTAATATTGTTCGACCTGCAATGATTAACTTACCATTGCCCCAACGACCTGTATTTCTATATTCATTCCGTTCCACTATCAAAGAAACAGTTGATTCTCCGCCACCACTAATCGAAATTTCTTCTGAGACGTCTATTTGTTTTACAAACATCGACTTCTCCCAAACCAACCTTGAACCAACATATCGCTCTACAATCTCATGTCCTCCGACATAGATTCCTTCTCTTGTAGCCATAGCAACACCTACTCATACACATCATAGATTGTGTTGGGGTCTTTAGTGCTAATTGCATTATACTGTGCCTTTGACCCATACCAATACTTCATTTGCTGGTTTCCGTTCTGGTTTACAAATTTATTTGCGATCACTTCGGACGGTGTACTTGGAATCCCAAGCGCTGACCTGTTTACTCGTAAAACGCCCGAGCTATCGACTGTAATCGTTGAGTTATCAGGTCGCACCACCCCAGCCTGCCCACTAGTTGCAGTCTTTGCCTTCATCACACCATTGGACACTTCTGTTGTCTGATTATCAGGTCTGACGATACCGTTTGAGTTTGATGTAGCTACTGATACATTGCTACTGATTCCATTTTTTAATGTCTGCACAGACACTTTTTTCAACCCACGCCCATCATGAATCATGATGTTGTCCGAGTTGTTAACCTGACTAGCCTGTGGCAAATCAGTTACTTTTCGTGTCTGTGTACTAATTACTGCCATCTTATACCTCCATAATGTATTTCCAATCGGCAACAATCACATGACCGTTTTCATCAGCAAGCAAGGTATGTTCTGTACCGTCTTCTGTACGGATTGGAGCAGTGAAGTCGTTCTGCAAGAACATATACTCGATAGCATTTAGTCTATCTTCGTGTTCCTGGAACTCAAGCTTCAAAGCCTCTACTGACTCATAACTTGCTTGTCTGACGTTGTCTACGTTACCTAACCCAACCTGTTGCTTAGTCACATTATGCGGATTGTTGTGATTGTTTAAGTGATTTTGAAAATCTTGCTTACTTGCTTGCTCAACATTCGTAACATTCCCTAGTCCCACTTGCTGCTTAGTGACACCGTGTGGGTTGTTGCGGTTTTGGATGTGAGCAGTAAGATCTGCTTGATTCGCTTTATTTGTTGTTTGGTTGCCGATAATCGCTTCAAGACCGTCAATATCAGATACCCTATGACGATGGGTTGCGTCAGCTTTGTTTTCCCAACGTTGCGCATCTTCAACGCCGATGATGTCTCTTGACCTCCAGATTTTAGCCATCTGTTAGCACCTCCAATCTATATTTGAATCGTGTTGTTGTTTCAATCGGTACGTACACGGAGATGACAGACTGAACCACGTTTGAACTGTCTAGCAGCTCAATCTTATTGATTTCTCTGATTGAGTCTGGGATCAAGAAATCAATCAACACAAAACGCTGCTCTAGTCGCTTCTGTATCGTCACAATCTGATTATTATTCAATCTTGCTTTGTTGATTTTAGCTAGTACGGTTTCTGTAACTGTATTTAGTAACGCTTCTTTAATCATTGAATAAAACCTCCTCTTGTGGTCCTTCATATTCAAAAGGTGTCACTCCTACAACTGCATAACCTGCTCTGGCAAAGTCTACTGACGTCTTGAATAACCGTTCTTTCAGCTTGACTTGTTCTGTTACCGTTGGGATATGCGTATATCCCATATTTGCTGGTTTGATTGCATTGACAAAAATAACCGACTCCCTGAAAAGTCCGCTCGTTTCCGCTCCAGACTCAATCAGCAAAACCTGATTAGCGAAATCTACTGAAGCTTTGTACTTTCCTTTCCCGAAAAGGTCGTCTAGTTTGCGAATTAAAAACCACCATGAAAATGGTGGTCTCATATTGATCCGCAACAAAACACGCTCTCTTCTCCACTCCAACGTATCGTCAGAATGGGCAACAATACCATAGACTTCTTCAAATTTCGTTAAAGTAGGAACATCACAGAGCATAATGAACTGGTTCTTGATACACTGCTCTAAAGAGACAGTCCCGTCTTTAAATAGTGCATTTTCAGCCCGAACCAGCTCTTTCATATCTTTGACGCCCTCGTAGTAATCTGGAACGTATTCAGATAAGTTTACTTCTTTTACCATTAAACCGTCCT